CAGGCTGGTCTTTCCTGGAATGCAATTTTGAATTCCAATACACGACTGTATATTTCTTCTTTTTCTGCGCCGGTTAACACAGCCAACAACAATTCACTAAGAAAGTCTTGTACCACCTTGGGTGTGTCTGACCTCTTCAAGTCTAGACCCATGGCTTTGACTTTTCCAGGTTTGCCGTCTTTGTCTAGTCGTTGTCCTTCTAGATCGTAAATCAGTACAGCATATCGCTTTTTCTTAATAAACAATCCTTTGGCAGCAATCAGTTCACGACCACCTTTGATCAGTTCGCCCATGCTTCTTGGTGAGTGGAATGCTCGTTCCATGAATCCTGGAAAACTGTCGTTAACTTGGTCGGCAATGGTGTCGTACAAGTGTAAGCAAATTTCTTTGTTCCATTCCATTTTGCCAGACAACACATCGTCTTTGACCGCAGGCCAAGCACTGAAATAAACAGAGTCTGTGTCGCCGTAGATGACAGCATCGCCTACATGGTTGTATTCACCAGTGATGCATTCATTTACAAAGGCGTCCATATGTCTAGCAATGACTCGACCTGTGAGGGTGGTGGATTGGCCGATTCGCTTATCAAAAAACCTACAGCCAGGATTAAGAATAGCACCATACAAACTGTTGAGATTAATCTTCTTAACCAACTGCCGCTTGTCCCAAAACGCTTTGTCTTCGGCAGTGGTTGCTTCTTTTTTCTTTGCTTGCAGATCTTTTCTTTCAGCATACCAACGCTCCAATAGACCGGGTACTATGCCTTTGGCATCGTATTTAAAAATAGTTCCATTGGCACTGATAATCCATGGCTGGTTGCCTTCAAATATCAACTTCCATACATCTGCTGCCATCATGGTATCACTACCGCCACCTTCCCAGTCAATGGTGACTTCAGTACCAGGTTCCATATTCATTACACTGGTATATTCCAAACTACCAAACATGTTTTCCCATGCATCGGCAAAACTTGATCCAGCAGCTATTTTGTCGGCTATGTATTTGTCTGTTCTGTCTGGTCTGATTTGTCCAACAATTGTTTCGCATGCCATGTTGAGGGCACGAATAGCCGAGGGATAGAGCGAGTTAATATCAATTGCCCCAATGTACTCGTGGACGCCTCTTTTGGGGAAAGCAACGTAGGCACCTGCCGCTTGCGTATCTTCATCATCTGAACTACTCCTGTTTTGAACTACTAAACCTTGTTGATGTGCTTCGTTGATAATGGCCTGCTCGGTAACAGCTACTGCACCCATGGTAGTGGGCAGCAACACTGTGTTGTCGTGTGCCAATTCATTGGCCAGGTCGATAAATCTCAGTTTCTTATCCAGTTTGGCCAACAGCAATGTGTCTTGCCTGTTGTAATCGATAAACTTGGGAAAGTCTTTGTTGTACAGTTGATCTAGAGTGCCTTCGTATTGGATCTTGCGTTCTTCTAGTTCGTATTCGCCAATGGCATCTAGACTGTAGCTGTGACGCTCTTCGTATGTGTATTTGCGATACAGTTGCATATAGTCCATATGCACTCGACCAATCAGATCAAACGTGATATTTTCTGCACCAAATCTTTCAAACATTCTTTTCTTAGGGAACTGATCCCACAAGCAGTAGCGCCGGGTATCGTCTTTGCTCAATACTCGCATGGTACGCATTACCATATAAGGAATATCGAATCCTTCGCTGTTCCACCCGCTCAGGATATCTGCATCTTCAATAAGATCAAGGAATGTTTTGATCATGTCCTCTTCTTTTGCAAACAGATAGCAGTTGTCAAACTGTTTGCAAATTTCTTCTGCACTTTCCCAGCTGTAACTTTTGGGAGGAACTACCAATGTGATCAGTTTGTCCATCCATTGCAAGTACACAGAAATTGCAGTAACAGGATTAAATGGATCTTCGGGCCGACTGAATCCTTTTACCAGATCAAAGTCAACCTCAATGTCGAAGAATGCCACTTGCAGTTTAGGAGATTCTTTTCCCAAATAGTTTTCCTCTAAACATCTGACCAGCGGTTTGATGTCAGATTCCCACAACTTGTTCTTGTTATGTGATTTTAGTTCTTTATAAAACTCTTTGCCGCTACGAGAGCTGAACCTGCTGACAGATGTACCGTAGATGCTACGAAATTTGCCTCTAGGGTCGTCGTAGTAAAAAATGTAGTTGGCTGGATATTCTTTGTATATCCGTCGGCCATCTACTCGTTCCACTACATAGATCCGGTCTTCGTCTTTGGAAAATAGTGCGTCAACGTAACTCAATTGATTATCATCCTAACTAGTCCTACTGTGTCAATGGTGACCAACAACATATAATTGGCAATCATGCCAAAGCTTTTACGAGTCCAAGCAGCCCAAGCGTACATGCTGCAACCAACAATCCAAATAGGATACAGGTATATAAGAGGTGGCGTAGGGACTGTAAGGGCCATTGTGATGCTACAGCCAATACTAATAGCCCAAGCAAGCAACTCGATACAAAAACGCAAAGGATGGCTATGAAAATCATTTCGTATCCAAGCAAATATTCCTTTTAAGATATCGTTCACAGAGTTTTACCAACTGTTTCGAGGATAGTGTTAAGGTCTTCGTGATCTCGATTGGTTTCGCCCAATTTGGCCTTGTGTGCAATTTTAATTGCTTTTTTCAGTAATGTTGGTTTGATTTCCAATTCTTCTGCAATGGCTTTGACAGTGTCACTGAGCCCTTCGTTAAGAGTTTCAATTTCGTGCATGACCTGCATGCCTTCATTGATAATTTGTGTAAGTTTGAGTTTTTGTTCGCCGCTGAACATTCGAGGTGATGAGCTCATAGAATCTCCTATTGTAAAAAGTAATTAGTTATTGTAAAGCACTTGCTGGACAAAAGCAAGCGTTGTGGCAAAGATAGTGCTCACTTTGAGCAGAGTCTGGCGTAACTCTGAGTCCAGGCAGCAGCCGCCTGTCTGACGCTTTTTATCGTAGCGACAACGTTCCCAAGGTAGGGGATCTTATATTTTTATTTATCGGCCACCCAAAAGCCTGTACGATCTTCTGCTGGGCTGGAATACCAGGAAGTTTTTGGTGGTTGAGTAATTGGTTTGTCTTTCCAAACTGGGTAAATAGTGTCTGCACAATGATTTTGAAAATCATCATTCCATCTTAAATGGACTTCTATGATTCTACCGCCTACATATTCCACATTGACCCAAGGAGTCAATTGCCACAGATTGCCCAGCACTTCGGGAAATTTTATACGGTCTGGAATTTTGGTCCATTTGGAAAATCTATCCAATCGGTCTGGGTTGTCTCTGAATCCTTCTACTGTCAAGTCTTGCACCCCGTAATGATAATCTACAGATATGTGCCTGCCAACAAACATCTCAGACCAAAAATAACCATCAGGCACCAGATTGGTATCTTCGGGTGTTAGCCATTGTTTACTAGCGCCACGACTCATCATCCTAAGGTTTGTTATGGGTCTGACAATATACCAGTCGGGTTTGGGAACTGAAATTCCTGCAGGTGCTGCACGATGGTTTAGTTTTCTTGCCAGTATCAGTTTGTCGTATATCCAAAGATAATCAACAGGACACCGATCCCATACATCACTATCCGATATATATTGCATTGTTTAATTTGAACTATGTTCTGCCAAATGTGTGTCTTCGCAACTCAAACAGCGGCATTCGTTGCAGTCACAATCGTCAGTCATGCAACTATGTCCGCAGTGTGCATGACACCTGCATTTACAATGACTTGATGTGTATCGCTGGTAACTGTCGTAATCGTCCATGTATTGTTCCATTGCTGGCCCTTTCATAAACTGAGATCTATGTCAATTTGACGATTGAATTCTTTGTACAGTTGATCTATATAGCCTTGATTTCTTAGAACTTTGAAGGCCAAATTTTCAACACTAAACTCGCCATTGGCGTCAAGCCCGGCTTGTCGCATGTCTTTTAACTTGCCGGACAATCTGCGGATGTCTTCAGGATCATCTGCCGTGTGTAACACTTTTTCAATTTGTTTTATCAAGTCTTGAACCTTGAGTCCAACAGCACTGCCATTTATGTCAGGCGGAGCGTAATCGGGTCGTTCCAACCATTGGTTGTCTAACAAGCTAAAAACGCCTGAGCTGACAGGAGGGTCGTCAACATCCTCTACATACAGTTCAACATCGTGACCCCTTATGACAACATCGTGTTGATCATTCCATAACTGTTTTTTTGCACGATAGAATGCTTCAGCCAGGTCATCGCACTGTAGGTCTGCGTATTGGGTAACCACATGCACATCAAAGTCTGAATAGTCGGTGTAGTTATAGTTGGCCATACTGCCAGTCAGCACAATGTCAAGTACTCTGAAACCTGGTATATCTAAATAACCAATAAATGCCTTGGCTGTTTGCAGCAACTTGTACCTTACTTCAGTGCGGATAAGATTGCCACTCCAGGCTTTTGGAGACAACTGATCGCTGTAGGAAACATTACCAGCAATGCTGTCTTCTTCCATACTACCGCCGCCACTATCTCCGCTGTAGCCTGCATCGTAACCGTACCAGCCGTACGGCCCTGGACCGTATGCTGCCCAACGTGGTCGACGTCGGCTACGCTTTTTCTTTTTTTCTACAATGGCAATCTCAGTGGCTCTCATTTGGTGATGTATTGTGGATACTGTTTGCTAAACTTGCGCATTATAATGCCGGCTACACTGTTGGCCTGATTTTCTTCGCGACTGCCAGTGTTGCCACTTTCAGAATCCAGCTGGTCAGTTTTACCTTGTTTGTAATGAACCAGTTCATGTGCCAGGGTGCGGCACACATCCACCGGATGTCTACCATCAATACCCAATTCGATACCGCCGTTGGAAAAACTACCAAAGCTGGGTTGCCCGTTGTAGTTTAATTTCTTTTTAATAGAAATCTTAGGAACTTGTTGCAATTGCAATTCTTTCATGGCCAGAGGCAAAAAATCTTTGAGTGCAGTATACAATGCACTGTGTTCCGACGATTTAGAATAAAACTCTAGGACTCTCATTTCAATGTAGCACGAAGCATCCAGCTGTGTTTGCGGTGTGCATCCATGCGACCAGCAACAAAATCACTGAATCCATGCTCACCTGCTGCTTCGCTCAGATCAAATACCATTTTAAAAATCTTGACCATTTTGTTGCTGTCGTCTAACAATTGTTGCACCATGATGCCTGCATCTAGTATTTCGGTTTCGTCTTCTATTTTGGTCAACATGTTGAAACGAGTGTAACTTCCGGGCATGTATGTGTCAAGGCCTCGAATCTTTTCAGCGAACTCGTCAATACTGTCGTAAACTTCTTCGTAGATGCCACCAAACAAGTCGTGTAGTTGTTTAAAGTTGAGACCTTCTACATTCCAATGAAACTGGTGAGCTTTCAGATAAAAACTAAATTCACTGGCAAATGCAATCTTTGCTGCTTTTTGTAATTCTTCCATTTATTTGTTGTCCTTCCAGCGCTTTTCGTTTTTGCACCAATATCGTGAGCTTTCCTTCATTCCAATGGTTTCAACTGGGCCTTGCTCATCAATGGCAGTTTCGACAATTGATTCTTCGACAGGTGCTTGTAGTTTATCATAGTTTCTATAATAGAATTCTTTAGCATTTTTAGGATTGTCAAATCCTTCAGGTCCTTGACCAGATACTCTACGACCTTGATAGTCCAGTACTTCGTAGCGAACAGATTTGCTACCGTCGGGTCTCATTTTGGAATATTTACGAATGCGTGGTTTGCTGTTTTCTTTAGAGCCTTCCTCCACACCTTGCTCAACGAATCTTGGTTTTGGTGTAACATCACTATAAGGCTCATGTCTGATACCTGTGTCAGTTTTGGTTACTATGCCGGTGGCAGTCGAACGAGCATCACCTGTTCGTAGTTCACGTGGTTTGGTATCACGTTGTACAGTTTGTCCACTAGTACGTTGTACTTCTTTACCAAATTGGTCAACCATTCTAGGGCCAGCCTCCGCCACACCTTGCTCGCTCTCGCCTATTTCAAGTTCGCCACGACTAGCCATTCGGTTTTGTAATTTATCCAACTGGCCTGACTTTAACTGACTATCAAATTGTGGTAGCATTTGAGCAAGGGTAGCAGGATCCATTTCAATATCAAATTGATTTGATAGTATCTGTTGCCAATTTAATATTCTTCTTTTTTCTGGTGTTCCCATAGGAGCCATGACTACTGCTTTTAGATATGCCATTGCTAGGTATGTTTTATTTGCCCCTGAGCCTTCCGCCACCCCTTGCTTTCTATTATCCAATTTGGTAAACGCTTTAACAAAATTAGGACCACTTTTCATGCGTTTTGCGTCACTGCGTTTTGTGGGATCCATTCTGTGCTTAAGGTTATCTTTATCTAATTTTGTTAGATAACTGGTTAGTGTAGCATCACTAACCTCCACCACACCTTGCTGTTCTTTAGGATAGCTATATCCGTCAATTTCGTAAAAGTTGCCCAGTGCTTCAATTTTAGCCACAGCTTTTTCTAATTTTTCTGATGAGGTAGTCCAATATTCTTTAGTAGTCACTCTGCCTTCTCGACCAGCAAATACTTTATAACGAACACCAAACGGTTTTCTGGAATCATACTCGCCTTCCGCCACACCTTGCTCTGGCATGTTGCCCAGCATTTGTTCTACATGTTTGACCCAACCTGACACATCGCTACTTCCGATTTCATCTACTTCGCCTACAAAATCAGCAACTTCGTCGACCGCTGCACTGACCCGATCAGGACCGTGTTTAGCCAACAGGTCTGTACGCTGCATCAGAATACGACGAACAATGGCCTGCGCAACTGGACTATCTGGCTCACCGGGATTGTCCAACATGCCTTCCGCCACACCTTCGTTAAATTCACTATCATCGCCCCAGGGTTCGCCGTAGATTTTTTCCCAGTCTTGATTAAGCGGTAAATCATTTTCCATCCAGTATGCACCCAGTTGATCTTTCAACTGGGTGTCACCGCGAAGGTATGCGTCAAATCCTGGCTTTAGTCCTTTTAAGAAACCGTCACGGACTTGTTCAAAGTGTGCTATGTCTGTTGCTTGACCTGCTAGTGTGCCAGCTTGTGCTAAGTCTTGTTTAGTCCATCCAGCATTTATTAGATCCTGTAGTTCTTCTTGTTTTTGCTGAGTAAACTCATTGACAAAGTTTTCTGTAACAGCGTAATAGCTTGAAGCAGAATTGCCGCCGGGAGCGAATTCATTTAGGTTGCCTTCCGCCACACCTTGCTTGGATTTTGCAATGATGGCTGCGGCTGCTTTACGACTATCCGAATCACTATTAGGATCACTTAGTATAGCCTTAGCATTATCAAGTCTGTGTTTAGCAGTAGCAGGATCGTTTGGATAACCAGGATTCTTACTACGGTCAAGTGCGACTGCTTCGCCAACATCTTTCTTTCTGATGCCGAGTTTGTCGGCAGGGTTACCACCACCAAACATATTACCAAAAGCATCACGTGCCTGCTGCTTGGTATCTGCTTTTTGTTGTTTGGCTACTTGTTTTTTATTGGTGATACCTTTGAGTATCTTATCAAATTTTACATCACCTGTTGCTTCGGCTACATCATCTTCTTTGATCTTTTCGCAGTCGTTAACACGCTTGCCAGCATTGCGACCTGTACCGGGTTGTGTTCCCACTTTGCGATGACCAGGCCAGCAATTTTTGGGCCCTGCTACACTTTCGTCGTACTTGTCATGCTGGTCACGAATAGCATCTAGCTTTTTTTCGCTGGCACCTTCGCGGCCTGCTTTGGCCAGTGCTTGCATGCCCTTCTTGCCATATTTCTCATGGCCTTTGGCGGCACGACTCATAGCAGTCTTGACTTCTGCTTCTTCAAGCGGTCCGCCATTTAGAAATTTGCGTTCTTTGTCGTTAAAAAGATCGAGTACGTGCATGTTATTTTGCCTTTTGCATTATTTGTCCAAGTTGGGTTGAATTAAGACCGGCACTCTTTAATAGTTGTGCCAATGCGTCAACCCCTTGTGGTGAAATTGGTTTTGCAGCCGATTGTGCAGATCCTGCCGATGATCCAGCCGCTGGTGCAGTGTTTGCGGTAGTGGTAGTTGGTGCTGTAACAGGTGCAGTGTTTGCTGTAGTGGTGCTGCCTGCAGAAACTGGCTTGGGTGCAGCTGGTGCCAAAGTGCTGCCCGACAGTGCCGGGCTTGCTGCACCACCAACAGTGCCAATTCTACCAATAGTAGCAATTTCGTTTATCTTCATTATGATGCTCTTTTAAACATCTTGGATTTGACACCTGGTGCAAAGCTAGCAGCAAATCCGCCACTGCTGCTGGCCCCTGCACTGGAAAATTCTTGGACTTGCTGCTCGCCCATGCCTTTTTGCTCAACTGGGCGAAAGCTGGCAATTCCCCAACCTTTACTTTTTCTGTATTGGGTAATGCGTTCAATGTCCCGGCTCATGGCGGCAGGGCTGGGATACATCACAGTTTCACCGTTGCGTTTGTACGACGAACCATTGACCATTAAGTACCATTGCCCTGTGGGTGCAGGATCACGTCCTGTTTCACCTCTTTCGCGTTCTAATCGGGCTCGGTGTTGCTGTTGCATTGCTGCTCCTTCGCCGCGCTCGTCGTTTTCTAGAACTTCGGGCCCCGACATAGGGTTGTTATTTAATGTAGCCAATGGCAATGGATTGTTTTCTGCAACACCTTGCTCTAACTTGGTCATTATTTCGTATTCTAACCATTCTTTGACTGTACGCAAGTAGTCATTGGCTAGAGTAATTTTTTCACTAGCCCAGGCCTGTAGTCCTTCTTCTTCGCTGACTTGCTTGAGCATGCGATGCAATTCCATGGCATTTGTGGCAGCATGATAGCACTCTTCTCGGGCCATTTGTATCTCGTGGTCCACATGCATGCTGACAGCCGCTTGGCCAATGCTGTGTTTTTCGGGTAAAAAATCTGTAGGTTTCATAGTAATCCAGATGGTAATGTTATATTTATGTCACTTGATCAAGCGTAGTGCCCGCATGTTCTTTTTGTCAGTTCCCGGACGAACATCCACGGTCAACGCTGTTTTAAACCTTGGGTCGTCCTTTTCGGCTTTTGTAGGAATGTAGCCCGATGCAGCTTCTTCTAATCCAGTTCGGGCCAATACTGTGTAATAATCGGGTCGTTCGTTCAAGTGATCTAATGCTATTTCATAAGCTATCTTGGCATCTTTTGTATGCTCGAGCTCTACTTTTACGCCCAGTCTCAGCTGTGCTATAAAATCTTCTACACTGAGATTGTGCTTGTCTAGTATTTGTTGTGCTGTTGGTGTGGGGCGATCGAGTTGCTCGCCCACTGTGGTCAAACGATTCCACATGGCCTGTGTGCCGCCCCAGGAGTTGTATTGCGACTTTTTAAAGCCTTTGGATACTAAATCTTGTTCACTAAAACTTCCACCAATCTGGTTGGGTCGTTTCCAAACAAACTTTGAGCGGGCCGGATCGAGTTTTGCATTGGTCTGCTGGCTAATTTTAGCTGCTTCAATTGACGACGGTCTACGATATTGATTTTCGTCGCCTTCTGCCACACCTGGTTCTTTAGGTTTATCTATGGTGTAGTAAGGACCTTCGCCTAGTTTGGCTAGAAAACTATTGACTCGCTCTTTAAATGCATTAGGATTAGCACTAACTTCAGAGTGTCCCATTGGTTGCAAATCTTTGTTGATAATTGCAAAACCAGTCTTCTTCATAAAAGGTATTTGTGCTTCTACACTAGATAAATCACCCAAGGCATTGTTTAATCTACCAGCGTTTAATGCTAACATTTTGCTGCCGTAGAACTTGTTAATAGAGTCTTCGCCGCCCTTGTTTAACCAGCCCGAGGAATGTACTCCAAATACCGGATACCATTTTCCTGTTGGAACCGAAGCCTTGCCACCCTGGCCAGTGCTGATATAATAAGGAACATTAACACCGCGAACATTCATAACTACCATTATTCTGTCACCAGTATTAACTACTTTAGCAACGCCACTTGGGTTGGGATTAGTAGAAGAATTAAATACGGGCAAGTCCACTAGACCTGATAGTTTATCTGCGTATTCTAAGCCTTCCGCCACACCTTGCTCTGCCGCTACATCTGCTGATGTGCCAAAGTTTACTTTTAACTTTACTTGTTTCCATAATGGATTTTTTGGATCCATTCTTTTCTGTAATAGATTGATAGCAGATAGTCTATGAGCACCATCATTTAACTGTCCATCTATTACGACTAATGGTGGTAAGTTAGCGACAGACTGTGGATTCTTTTGTAGGTATTCTGCGTATTCAATGACTTTTTTAGTCACACCCCAACTATAATCTTTTGCGTCCCAATCATCAACTACATTGTTCACATACGGAATGCCTTTGACAGTAGCAAGTATTTGGTCCAATGTCATTTCTTTTGTTTGAACTTTTGCGTTTGGATTAAATTGTTTGGCCTTACCTGATGATTCGCCTGGTTGAGGGAAGCCTTCCGCTACACCTTGCTCATGCACAGATTGGGCACCGGGCTTTCTGGTGCTGTTCTTTACGACATCGCCGCTGTATTGTTTCCAGGTGGTTACATATTCCGGGCCTTGTGATGACCAATTGGCCAGCAACTCATATAGGTTTTGATCAAAAAAGCCGCCTACGCCGTATTCTTCAAACACTTGGTTGATGGCATATAGGTCATCGGTTTCGTAGTGTTGGTGCATATAATCACCCAGATTCCAACGTTTTGCATTTTGTGCGGCTGCACTGTCTGTTTGTATTTTTTTAGACAAGTTGGTCAATTGCGTCATCATCTTACGACCAGCATTGGCAATGTATAAAGCATAATCAGAACTTAGGTCAAGTGGGTCTTCTCCTGAGCCTTCCGCCACACCTTGCTCAGGACTATGTCTCAGATTGGCTATGTAACCATTGGGACCAGTCCATTGATCTTTATAGTCTTGCCATTCGTTCTGACTCCATGCTATAGGGAACATTTGCCAGGCCCACATTCCATGGGTATTAAACTCGCTAGAAAATTCCTGTATGTCTGCCAGTGTAATACCCGAGGTCTTGGTCTGTTTAGCAACATCAATCAACCAGTGCGCCATGGTTTCGCCACCGTCTTCGAATTCGCTTAATTTTTTTAATTTATTAAATCTATCTGCACCTTGCTTGGCAAACTCACGGCAAAGATCTTCAAGCCATTTTATAAATTCCTGACCAAATTTGGCCAATGCAGTCTCGGGGTCGCTGCCTGTTCTTGCAGTGAGGGACTTATTCAAATTATCTACACCTTGCCTGGCACCAGCACCGCCTGTGATCTGTCCCATCATGCTGTCAAATCTCTCATCGCCTGTTGCCTCCGCCACACCTTGCTCGTCAAGCGTCCAGATAGTTCTTAAACCACTAGCGCCAGCATCACTTAATAATTCATCTATCATATCGCTTACACTTAAATTGCCTGCAATCTTTGATCCCTGTGCTTCGAGTCCAGCACGCTCACCTTGAGTAATATAGGTATTTGCAATGGCCTTGGCCATTGTGAACGCCTGTGGATCATATCCTAATTCATCATTCTCAGCTTCATAACTTGGCAAGTGCTTTAGAATCATTTTACCAATGGCTGGTCCGGCATCTGGTTTTGCTGTCTGACCTTTGGCAATATTAGTAATATGAGATAAATCTTCGTGTTGATTTATGTTGCCATTTTCTCCCATACCTTGCCATACATTTACTTTGTATCCTGGCAATCCAGTGGCTTGTAAGCTTCTGTTAATTTCATTAAAGAATTTATCAATTTCGTTAACAGTCTTGACTATGTTTACAGCCAGTTGGCGTTGAGTGGCTGATGTATATTCTGCACTGGTATCAAAATACAATTCGTCATAGCCTTGGCCATGTCCAGGATCAATTGAGTCCCACCCGTATTTTTGGCCAATTTTCATTAGTTTTTCTTCAATTTGATCGGGTGTGAATTTTATTTTACTGCCCATGAATTCTTCAGGATCAACCGTGCCGGGCATTGGTTTGCCATTGTATGTAACACCTTTGATTTTCTTTGAAGGACGTTCGCTGGCATAACTGACTGCCACATACCCGTTAACTGGGTTGGGAGTAGATTTCTGTATGTTCCCCATCATCTTTTGAAAACGTGGGTCATCTGTTGCAGCCTCCGCTACACCTTGATCCAATTGGGCCCAAGTTTTTAAATTTTCTTTTAACTGAACTGGGGTCAATGTACATATTTCATGTTTGAGTTCAATTTGAGTATTGGGATCTGTTATATATCTACTTTGTTGTCTGGCTTCTTGTTCAGTATCAAATTTAGCAACAGGTTCACCATTGAGATACAAAACAAATTTCTTATTTTGTTGATTTGATCCGGTTACAGATTCATTCTTGGCTTTGGCACGACCCGATTTCATATTAGCCATCCAATGTGCCAGTTGTCCTTTGCGACCACCTTGTTTAGCTACTTTGCGTAGAGTGCTCACACTAGCTTTGGTAGGTACACCATGTCGTTTAGCATCACCTTTGTCTTCGGGATTCCGACCATCAGCAAAATTTTCTGCAACTGTTTTCTTAACATAGTTAGCAGCCACGGTGACAACATCGCCCACTCGGACTGCACCTTTTTTGCCAGGCACCGGTTCGGCCTGTGCAATTTGAATTTTTAACTTGCCGCTGGGTGTGACATCTTTTACTACTCCGATCAAGGTTTCAAAGTTACCGTAATTTTTTGTCAAGTCGAGCTTGGTTCCTACTGCAATGGATTCGGTTATGGCCTGTGACAGTTTGTGTTTCATTATGTCATGCACATGGCGATCATATGCTCCAAACAGGTCTTTGACAATGGCCTGTTGAGTTGCTTCATCAGCTTGTGCAAATTGTGCACGAACTTCTGTGGCTGACTTCATGGGTTCGCCCAACACAGTAAAATTGAATGTGGGCACAGTCATAATGTAACCATGCATTTCAAAAGGTTGCATATCGTTGACATTTTTTGGCATTTGTTGAAAATAAGTGGGACTACCATCTTTTTTGTATCCAAACTTGAATCTAGGATCTTCTGCCATGTCTTTTTCGCTGACCGCAAGAACAAGTCTTGTAGTTTTGGGATTGTATTTTTGAACTATTTCCAAGGCACGATACGGATCGCGTGTTTCAACTATCCGATCGGCACTGATGCCGGTCAAGTGCATAAACTGTTGTTTTTCACTGAACGTAAACGGGCTACGAGGTGGATCTACTTTGTTGCTGGTGGCAATAAAAACATTGTCACGACCGTAGATTTTTGTCAAATAGTCATAGACCATTTTATGGCCTTTGTGCCAGGGTTGGAATCTTCCTGGATATACAACCAGTACGGAACTAGGGTCCTGTGCTTCAAATAATTCAGTTATGTACATAAAATGCGATCAATTATTTAATATTTATGGTTGTTTGTTTTTTACATGGCCATAAAAAAAGACTGCACCTGGTGCAGTCTTTTTGTTGAATCAGCTGAGTTATGCTGCTGCCGGATCCAAAATCTTCTTGGTATCTTGTTCAACATCTGCACTGGTTGCAGATTTTTTACCAAATTGCGGCATTTGACTCAAATCACCTTTGTATTCATAATGACCAATGTGATTCAACAGTACTTTACTGTGTGCCCATATTTCGCCGCCGGCTTTTTGCCATCTACGACAGAACAACCAGTCTTCACTTAGATAGTGTCCTTTTTCGTCAATACCCACATCAAATATAGCATACATGTTGGGTTCGTGTTCTTTGCCTAGTCCAACATCGTCCACATATTTTGTTTCTGGATGTACTGCACATAGTTTTTCATATACCTGTCGTTTAAAGATCAAGAAGCCGGTGCCCATGGTGTCAACAGTAAACACATCACCTTGTATCTTGGTTTGTGGCAACAAGTTGATCACATAGTTACTGGGGATGCTTTTCTTGGGATACAAGCCGCCGATGACTTCTTTTTCGTAAACCAGCATGTTGAAAATAGCTTCTGGTTCAAATCTAATGTCTGCATCAATGAACATGAAATGAGTGGCAGCTTTGTTGCTCATCATTTTGGCCATCAAATTGTTTCGTCCACGTGTGATCAAGCTTTCGTTGACCATGGTGTCCAGGCTCCAGTGTAGCCCTACTCGCTGTGCCATCAACACAAACTTCAACAAGCTGGTCATTGTGGGCTCACTGACCATACCACCGTAACAAGGAATACCGATATGCAGGTGTACCTTGGTAAAATCGTAAGGGGTTGCATTGGCGTTGGCAGTTTGCGGCTGTACAGGCTCGCCAGTTCGACTTTTCATAAAATCGCTGATTCGTTGTACTACTTCGGTGGCAGTTTTACCAGGTAATTCTAAACTTGATTTTTCTGCGTCTGGGGATTTGTTATCCATGTATATTTCTCCTTGAATTTGTTTATTGAGTTACTAATTGATCTACGGTACCAACCACGGCTGGTGACACCAGTCTTAACATGTCTATCAGCTTGGGATCGTTGACATATACATAGCCGCCATGGAAATATTTATTATTGCTAGACAGCTGGCGTAATATATATTCTGTTACCTTTACTTCGGTATCTAAATTTTTTAAATACGTTGCTAATCCATGTCGTTCATAATATGATTGGAATCCTTCTCGTAATCTTACTTTGTACGGGTAAGTAGTGGGCTTTTTGATTATTGTATACCCTTGGTCCAACAAAGTCAATGCCGCATCTGATTCAACCAATGAAACTTCTATCAGACCAGACCGATAATTATCAAGCACACCAGTGGCCAGACTATACAAATTTTCTTGCGATGTTGAATACATCATAATAGTCTCAGACTCTATGCGAAATTTATAATCACTGGATTTGACATTGTACAAGTTATAAAAAACGGTAAGCTGTGTAAGATCTGATTTTTTGTAATGTGGTCTGAACTGATAAAACCGATTGTACGTGATAGGGTTATCGACTCGATCGTTATACACCTCAATTCGAGCACCAAGCTCGGTCAAGTTCTTGGCATAGGTAATCAACCTTGCACCAGGAACACGATACGACATTTTGAACAAGAAAGTGTTGTAAAATTTCTTTTTGGTATAAGAAATAACAACACTTTGATTGAGGTTACTCCAGTCTGATGAATCCATTTTCGTCCACAGATGTAGTAGCAGTGACTTCTAAAGGAAGATACAAATTGCACAGTGTTGCATTAAATGTCAACTCGTTGTTGACACAATCGATATTAATAATAGATCCGTTGTTGAGACTCTCGAAAAGAATTTTCTTACTGATAGGAACTTTGATCTTGTCGTTGATTGTTCGGGTCAAAGGTCTGGCACCCATTTTCTTATCAAAGCCTTTTTCAACCAGATAGTCAACAGCAGACTCAGTCAACCGAAGTTTGATTTGTTTGTCGCTGAGCAAATCATTGATTTCAGTAACAAACTTGGCAACAATCTTTTTCATACTAAACTGATCCAAATGCTTGAACTTGCAAATAGCGTCAATACGATTTCTAAATTCAGGTTTAAAGAATTCTTTGACTGCTTTGTCGTCTTCTCCTGTGCGTTGCAGACTTTCACCAAATCCAATGGTGTTCTTTTCATTGTCGCTGGCACCCAAGTTACTGGTCATGATAAGAATACTGTTGCGAGCATCTGCTCTCTTACCGTTGCTGCCAGTGACAAAACCTTCGTCCATAAACTGCAATAGGATATTACTAACATCTGGATGAGCTTTTTCAATTTCATCAAACAGTATGATACAGTTGGGATTTTGTTCCAGTGAGCTGATCAACAGGCCGCCTCCCAAATTACCGTCGTCATAACCTACGTAACCCGGAGGCGCACCAATCAACTTGGCCAGGCTGTGTTTTTCTTGGTATTCACTCATGTCATATCTTACCAATTTCATACTGAGATTGGCACTCAACAACTTGGCCAATTCTGTTTTACCAGTACCTGTTGGTCCTAAAAACAAGAAGCTACCGATTGGTTTGTTGATGGACTTCATACCAGCCTTGCTGACATAGATCTTTTCCAACACACTGCTGACTGCTTCGTCTTGGCCGTATAGATTTTGTTGTATAGTACTTTCCAGTGAAGTTAGTCCACTGGTAGCTTCTGCACCAATCTGATCTACTGGAATTTTTGTAGCACGACTCAATGCTTCAACAATATGAGCCTTGGTAACAATAAAATTGTCAACTTGTCCGTCAATTATTTTTTGTTTGGCGCTGGCTGTGTCAATCAAGTCAATTGCTTTATCTGGCAACTTTTTGTCAGTTTGATAGCGCACACTGTAGTCAACTGCTGCATCAACTGCTTCGTCGGTGATCTGAGCACCGTGGAACTTTTCAAAGTTTTTACGGATACCTTTGAGAATCAGCTTTGCATCGGCTGCACTGGGTTCATCCACTGTGATACGTTGGAATCTACGCATCAGTGCTCGGTCCTTTTCAAAGCTTTGAGTATACTCGTCCCAAGTTGTACTAGCAATGACCTTGATTTTGCCTTTGGTCAAGGCCGGCTTGATCATGTTGCTAAAATCAACGCTGCTGGAACTGTTGGATCCGGCTCCGCGCATTTGATGTGCTTCGTCAATAAACAGAATAGTCTTGCCTTTAATAGTCAAGGCTTTGATGACATGTTGAAACTTTTCTTCGAACTCGCCGCGGTATTTGCTGCCTGCCAACAAGGTACCAATGTCCAGATTGTAAACAGTGTAGCCTTTAAGATATTCTGGAACGTTTCCTTCTACAATATTTTTTGCCAGGCCTTCTGCCAGCATGGTTTTGCCAACACCAGGATCACCAACCATGAGAATATTGGCCTTGTTGCGTTTGGCTAGAATATGACTCATTTCTTGCAGTTCGTTTTCGCGGCCAATGATTGGATCAATCTCGCCTGCTTCGGCCATGTCGTTTAGATTGGTACAAAATTCTTCCAACACTTCGTCTGCTTTTCCTGTATTTCCATTTGGTGAGTTAAGATCGTCGTCGGTGTTGAGTTTTTTGTATAGTTCAAATATTGTAGCACGATCAAGACGATATTTGAGCATAAAATATGCTGCATAACTATTGGTTTCAAGGCTGATACTCAACAGCAGATCTACAATTTTGATTCTAGTGTGGCCATGAAACAAAACCTGCGTTAGTGCTCGATTAAACACTCGCTCCAGTGCTTGAGTTTTTCTAGGGGACACTGGTTCTTTTGAAATCAGCTCGGCTCGATTTTTAAGGTACTGGTCCAGATCAGTTACTAGTCCGTCAACATCAAAGTTTGATTTTCTAAGTATGTCCTTGAACGGACTATATTGAAATATAGCCATAGCCAAATGTTCTAGAGTTACATACTCGTGTTTCAGTGTTCTTGCTGCTTCCCCAGCTTTTTGTATAATTTCTTCAATCTCGCCATTGGGTCTCATTTGTGGCATGTATTACCTTGTTAAAATTTAAGTTGTTGTAGACGAGATAGCTGGTCGTCTGTCAATGATGTAGGAACTTGTAATGCTACTTCTACAAATAAGTCACCTCTTGTGGGATGATTAACGTCCCACAAGCCTTGGCCTGTAATTCTAAATCTAGAACCGTGTTGTGTTGCAGGAGGAACATTGATTTCAAACTGTTTTCCGTCTAACCCTGTAACTGCTATTTTACTACCAAGCATGGCATCAATGCAATTCATTTTGGCAATCTTAGACAAATGAATTCCATTGGCTTGGAAGTCCCTGTGTGGTTTTATTCGAAATTCAATATACAAATCTCCGGGCTGTAGTGCTGCATTGGCATGATCTCCTGCCCCACCAAAACGCATCTGCATACCAGTTTGCACTCCGCGTGGAATCTTGACTTCGACCGTTTTAATTGCACCATTGGAATGAGTCACGTTGATATGATGAACTTGTTCAGTCAGTGTGGACTCTAAATCAATCTCAATACCCATTCTCAGGTCTCTATTTTTAACAGGACGGAATCCACCAAATGGATTCCCACCGCCGCCAAAATGTCGGAAAATATCATTGATGTCTCCTCCACCGAATCCAAAGTTAAAGTTGAATCCTGATGGATCTGCTCCACCACCGCCAAAATGTTTTTCTTGTTCCCACTGTGCTCGCTTTTGCGGATCACTCAGTGTGTCATATGCTTGTTGTATCTCCTGGAATTTGTTTTGATCACCGCCGCGGTCTGGGTGGTGCTGCATGGCCAGTTTCTTGTAAGCCTTTTTTATTTCATCGTTTGTTGAGGTAGGCTCAACCCCTAGGGTTTTAAAGTGGTCTTTCATAGATATATTTACAAATAGAAAAAGGTATAGCAAATAATACTATACCTTTCCTACAAAGTCAAGAAGTATTAGGCTTCGCCGTACATCTTTAGAACTTCAGCAACAACTGGGTGTCGTTGTACATCCTTTCTTGCAAAAGCAACACTGGCAATAGAAGAACTGCCGCTTGCTTCCAAACGATCAATAAAGTCCTTAAGACCGTTATCGGTTGCAAATTTTCGATCCAGCTGATTCAAATCCCCTGTGACTACCAATTTGGATCCTTCGCCGAGACGTGTGAGACACATTTTAACCTGATTTATTGTTGCATTTTGCGCTTCGTCGAATATTATGAAGCTTCGTTTAAAGGTTCTGCCTCTCATATATGCTAGGGGAGATATCTCAATTTTTTGTTCAGCTAGCATATAAGCGATCTCTTTTTGGCTGTAGTATTCACTGAATACATCCATCAATGGACGAGTCCATGGCGCCATCTTTTCATTCAGGTCTCCTGGTAAAAATCCATGCTCTTCTTCTTCCACACCTACTGCGGGTCTGGTGATAACAATTTTGCTAACTTGGCCTTCTTTATAGGCTTTGATAGCTGCAATCACAGCCAGCATTGTTTTGCCTGTTCCGGCAGGACCGGTTGCAAAAACGATTTGTTTTTTGGGGTTAACTAGTAGATCAATATATTCTTCCTGTTTTAAAGTTTTGGGCAACAGCGTCACTGGTTTCTTGATTTGAACAAATTGATTGATTCCAATAACATTATCTCGTGTCTCCATTTGGTTATGATTGCGACGATCGTAACGTTCACTTCGGCTTGATTGCGCTTTGCGTTTTGCTGACAAATTGGTTACTCCTAATTTTTGTTGCATTGTGTGCTTGAAACATTGGCTGCACATTGGTATTTAAGAACCACCAGTCGGGTGATTTACTAGTAGATTAATTTTTTTACAACGGACTAAGTATTAAGCTGTGCTCAACACAGCTTCCGGGTGGCTAAATAAGTTAACAGCACTTTTAACTCTAAAAAATGCTAAATAATCATAACTGAGAACATTATGACTACCCACGTTAAAGATATTATAGACAACGTCAAGAACCTTTATACTACCACTAGTTCACTAGAAAGTCTGATGGACTTTGAACGAGTCCTAGACGAACTCGACACATATGTGTTTGCCAACTGGAGCAAAGGTGAATTAGTAGAAGGCCCAGTCTATGACAAATATTTTGTAACTTGTACATTCATGTGGCCTTACAGACTCATGCCAGATCCAAGAGGCGGAGAGCGCCTGTTGGACTACAAATGCGAAGTTTCCTACAAAAAAGAGTCTTTGTTTTACTCTGTTGACGTCAAAGACTACAACGATTTTGAAGACAACACTCATGTTCCCAAGACTGCAAAAAAACCAATTTGGTTGGTCACTATTACTATCCCCAAGCAACTGATGCGCGACATACACCAAGGAAGCCTGGAACTTGAAGCAGAAACCATAGACATTGAAGATATCGAACAAGCCTACGAAGTGGGCATGGGCGACGATGTGTACAAGCAAAATGAAGACAACAATGAACAACCGTTACAACAATCACCAACTTTCGCCGCGCCTGCAGCACCAGCTTTCTAATCTTTCAGAAGGGTTGGAAGCAGGCGACCTGGAGCGTTTGGTTACGCCCAAGGTATCCATTGACGAATACAAAAGCAAAATGGGCAGCGACGAAGAAATCGTTGTCGTGAGTTTTCACGTGGGCAGCAAAGAGCCTGCGCTTGACATTGTGAACTTTATTGAAAAAAGTTACGAGTGGGTAGCTGACGCAGATGTAAGTTCTGGTGAAGTGTTTGATGGGTCGTATATTGTATTTGTGGAAATAGAACGAAATTCGGAAGTGCCCGAGCATCTAATAGAAATGTTCGAAGACCTTGCCAATCTAACTGAACATGAAATAAAAGACTGGAATGTTGAATACTTTAAGCCAAGAAAAAGTTCCAAGCTAGAATTGGAAGCACTGAGATCCATAATTCCAACAACTCCGGAATCTTATAGAAATTTGGTCAAGAATCAACAGACTGATCTGGATAAACTAAAAACAGCAGCAGGTGTCAAAGTTGATACCAAAGCTCCAAAAAATGACTTTACTGAAGGTATTAGAACACTGGCAGGTATTTACAGATGAAAAGTATAGATATAGCACCAAGAAGCATTGGACTGATTGATGTTCTAGCAGACGCAGTGTTCCGTTTTATTGTTGACAGCAATGTAAGTTTAGATGGCCAAGGAGATATGCTGGACGAGTTATTTAAAAGAGCTGCACCACAATATGGCATCAATTGGAATGGCAAAACACTGCCAGAACTCAATGCAAAACTTGCAGTAATTAAAAAATTGCAAAGAAAGTTGGCAATGAGTAACCCCGAAGTTACACAGAAACGCAACAGCACCAGACAACAAAACAAAATGATTGCTGCCACTCAAGCAGCAATGGCCGCCGCCGAGCAAGCAAAGCGTGATGCAGAATGGTTCAAGAAACAATACACTCCTAGTCTGCAACGAAATACCAAACCAACCACAACATTAGAGTAACATCAAAAGGAGAATCAATGTCAAATTTTATACTAACTCGAGATCAATTAAGCAAACTACTTCCAGGTAACCCGTATTTAGATTACTGGTATTCGGCTTTAGAAAGATGCCTGCCTGATTACGATATCAACACTCCGCAAAGAGTTGCTGCATTTATTGCTCAATGTGCACACGAAAGCGGTAACTTCAGGATGCTTAAAGAAAACTTAAATTACAAAGCAGCTACCCTGCGAAAGATCTTTCCCAAGTATTTCCCATCGGATGAAATAGCGGCACAATTTGCAGCCATGCCCAACAGACAAGAAGCAATTGCCAACAGAGTCTACGGTGGACGCATGGGCAATGGTCCAGAGGCCACTGGTGACGGTTGGCGCTTTTGTGGCCGAGGCCTAATTCAATTGACTGGTCGTAACAACTACCAAGCGTTTGCTGACAGTATAGAAACAGATATCAATGACATACCAGACTACTTGGCAACATTTGAAGGTGCTGTGCAAAGTGCTTGTTGGTTCTGGGAAACCAACAGCTTGAACAAATGGGCAGACCCTGGTGATATTTTGACTTTGACCAAAAGAATCAACGGTGGTACCATTGGTCTAGAAGATCGTATCAAACACTACAATCACGCACTTCACGTTCTAGGTCATTGATATGTGGTTACTGTCTTTCCTTCCTGACACCTTGTTGATGTACATTGTCAACATGGTATTGATTGTAGGGGTCATCAGTTTCGTCTTGGCGTTTTTTGTACTGCACAAGATCTTAAACCGAATTCCCGGTCTGTCAAAATATGCACTGGCATTTCAAATTGTCAGTGCAGTATTGTTGACAGCAGGAATTTATTTCAAAGGTGGATACACTACAGAAATGATGTGGCGTGATCGAGTCAAAGAATTAGAAACTAAAGTTGCTGCGGCCGAAGCAGAGTCCAAGAAAGAAAATGTTGTTATACAAGAAAAAATTGTAAAACAAAAAGAATACATCAAGGGCAAAACAGAGTACATAACAAAGTATATTGATAAGTTAGAAACTAAAGAAATTGTCAAAGAAGTACAAGGACCTGAACGAGTTCGTGTAGAAGAAGTTATAAAGTACATTGAAAACTGTCCAGTTCCTAAAGAATTGATCAACATACACAATGATGCTGCAATGCTAAACAAAGCAGCAGGAGATCCTAGAAAATGAAAATAATTATTTTAGGACTTGCTGTATTATTAGCAGGCTGTGCAGCGCCCACACCAGTTAAAAGAAACTTTCCAGATGCTGTTCCTGCATTACAAGAAAAATGCCCTGGATTATCCACTGTAGAAAGCACCGGTGATGCAGTATCTATTACTGATCTGCTTAAAACTGTAGTTAAGAACTATGGCTCATACTATGAGTGTGCTAATAAAGTAGATGGCTGGAATGAGTGGTATGACCGGCAAAGAAAAATTTTTGAAAGCGTTAAATAATGGTATATAAAGGAGCCGAGTAATGGAAGATAAAAAATTACTCAAGTGGGTGTTTGTATTACTATTAGCACCGCTTGCGTTAGCATATTTTAGCAATGGTGACAGTTTTCGTTATCCTTGCCAAAATCCAGATAACTGGGATAAGCAAATATGCAAGTTACCTACTTGTGATGTAACTCGCACATGTCCCGAACATATTTTTAAAGGTCAACGTGACCCAAGATTAGGACCACCAAAAGATGAACCAACTAAAACAATTTCTGCGCCGCCTGCTGGAGCGCCTAACACACAAGGAGCCAACTGTGGAAAATAATCAACCCGAGCATATCTATACCGAAGAACAATTAATGGCCAGATTGAAGTTTTTCATTGGCATCTGTTTGTCATTAACATTGTTTGGCATTGTGTTTGTGGTACTATATTCGTTAATATTTGTCACACAACCACTTAATGCCATTAGCCCAATTGATCAAAAGTTTTTTGAATTGATCATTCCTATTGCTACTTTCTTGACAGGTACACTAAGTGGTATCATGTTGGCAAGTCCTGGAGACAAAGAAGCACAGAAGCAGGCATTAGCAGCCGCAAACAAAGGTTGGGATAAACCACCAACACCTGTAGCTACTACACCTAGCATACCAGTTATGAGCGGGTTTGGGGCAGGTCCTGCATTTGGAGCAACACCGACCAGCAGTTTTGGAAATAACGTATCCACAGGCTTTGGAACACCCACAGGATTTGGCCAGCCTGTTGCAATGAATGCAAACGGTAAGCATATTGTCCCAACAGAACCACAACCTGAACTGTAATATATTATGTCAGCCCGTGGCAAAGAAGATTGGATGAATTCAAAGTGGCGCCCTATGATGGGGTGGAGTTACATGTTGACTTGCATTGCCGACTTTGTTGTTTTTCCAGTGCTTTGGTCAATTTTGCAAAGTGTAAGCAAAGGTCAAGTCAATATGCAATGGCAACCTATTACCTTGCAAGGTGCTGGATTGTATCATATTGCCATGGGAGCTGTATTGGGCATTACAGCTTACGGGCGTACTCAAGAAAAACTAGGAGGAGCTAACAATGGCGGAATCACCTTACCATCAAATGCTGGTACAGCATATACATCTTCGGCAGCAATCAGCCAGCCGGTACCCGGTAACTTTAGTGCACCAACACCGACCCAATCAATTGGACAATCAACTGGTGGAAGTTTTGGAGCACCGCAATACAATGGATTTAATAACAGCCCAGCTCCGGTAGTAACTGGATTTGGTGGCAAGCCTGGACCAGTGTTACCCCCTGATCCTGAATTATAAAACTTAACTAAGGAATAATATGAAAACATCAATTAAAATTTTTGCAATAGCCAGTGCGTTTTTACTTGCCGGGTGCGGCACCACAGAGCAATACAAGATGTATGCAGATACACAAAAAAGCATTGCACAAGCAAATGCCATGTCTGATACCGCTAGATATGCTGCACTGGCTGAAATTGCCAAAACAGGAGATTCGGGTGCCAGAGTTGCTGCGGTCATGAGTATTAACTTTGGGGCACAAGGCGCCAATGGGCCTAGAGTGCAGCAAGTTGCTCCACCAAAAACATTCACTGAACATGCATTACAGTGGACAAGTTTATTGCTTCCTAATTTAACACAGTTTTATAGCATAAGCGCCAACAGACAAATAGCTATTACTCAGAGCAATAATGCCACAGCGTTGGGCACAGCACAAAGTAATAATGCAACCGCTACCGCAACCAACACTGCAAATGCATTTGCAAATATTGCAACTACAACTGCAAATGGTATGACTGCAATTGCAAGCAAAATTCAAGCGCCACAGGCCAATATAACATTGAGCGGCACTGGAGTTATTGGTGCAGGAAGTTATTCAACAACTGCTAACCCAGTGACTACCACCACTACTGCTAACCCAGTGACTACCACCACTACTGCTAACCCAGTAACAACTACTACCACTAACCCAGTGGTAACTGCACCTTAACAACACAAAGGAAATATTATGAAAAATCTATTTTGGTCACTATGTTTAGTAGCTGGATTATCTTTTCCAGTCTTGAACAATCTTGCATATGCAGCAGACGACACTGCTGGCGCAGGAGAAATCAAAGAAGTTTGCCACCCTAAGAAAGACAAAGCTGGCAACGAAGTAAAAGGCAAAGACGGTAAAGTAATCCAGGAGTGCAAGAAAATCAAAGTACGCAAAAAGCTAGAGGGAACAGAGATTCCGCCAGCTACTCCTAAAAAGTAACAATAAAAATGGGCCGTTAAGGCCCATTTTTTATATTACCAAATGTTTGAAATATTCGTAATGCTTTTCTAACGTCCAGGTCTCTGGGTCTATGGGTGTTCCGTCGTGTGTTTGGTAAGTGCTGGCAAATACATTGCTGTATCTCCGGAACGGCAACCACATGTCTGGAGTAGTGCTAGACCAACCGGACTCTTTGAGCATGGAATGTTTGTTACGACTCAAACGAACTGTAGGAGCATTCAGAGCCTGCACCAATGTGATTGCATCAGCCAACAGCAGATCGCGAATTCGAGCAGCTGGTATCAAGTGTTCAAAATCTGTTTCCGCATCAGCATTTTGTTCATGATAGTGAGCACCCATACCGTCACGCTGTTTGATACAATACTCGTGATATCGACGCAGGTAATAATCGATATCGTTGCGAATCTCACGCAACCATTGCTGGTCGTTTTTGACCATATGATACTCGCCCACAAGACGATCGATATGTGTTGAGCAGTGTTGAGCCACAGTTTTGTAGGTTGCTGGTGTACGTTTGGTCTTGCCGTACACAGGAGCTACAAACTGTTCAAGAGATTCTTTAAGCATGTTGATTAGCTACAAATAAATTATTCCAAATTGATTCAGGTACGTAAGTTTTACTGTTGATATAGGATTCGTCCTTGATATTTCCAATTGGCAACGCACCGTATATGTCCTTGTAATCTTCTATTAGACGCCCCTCTAATTTTTTAACATGCATATGCGGATCACCTGCACTTGGACTAGGCACTCTAGTAAGATCCCGTACAGTAATTGTTGTACCTATTCTATTTAGATGCTTGCCAGTTTTTTTAAAATACCTAGCATCAATTAATCGCATATCATTGCCATTTGGTCCGCATAATTGTGACGGCCACCCCTCGAGATGCCCGGCCTGTCGATATATGCGATCTCCAAAATTTGATTTTTCGTCTACGCTGAATCCGTGCTTGAGTACAGTGCCAATATATTCAAAAGTATAGACATAGTATATTATGTCAAGAGCTTTCATTATAGCAGAAATATCAGCTGAGTTATTTAGAGTAGACAAGTCGATATGATAAGTTGGGTACGGAGTTGATTGTAAAACAGTGTATGTCATTTTGTAAGTCTAACGAAGATGAATGAAACAGTACATAATCCCTGTTACTTTGAAGATTTATTTAATCTCGGATATGTGCCAGTATTAGATTTGAATCGATTAAGATAGTACGATTCTAATTCCTTATGAAAAGTTGTTTCAAGGTGTACATGGCGCCCACCAAGTATTAGCTCAATTTCTGAGGTTTCGCATTTTTTAGCCCAAAGACTTACCTTTTTGTTAGATTGTCTGATCAATGGATTAAGACTTTCTCGTATGGTTTTATCGGTTCCGTCACCAGTCCTTAACCGACCAAATCTAGATTTAGATCCTGTTTTAGGTTGAACCGTGGCATATTCTTTTTCTGTAAACCAGCTATAAGTTTGTTCCATGCAACCAAGCGGATTACCGGTTTCTCCACATTTGACAATAGTTTCGTCTTCAACAATAAAATACACCCAGCTACGATGAGAAGAAAACATCAAAGTGCGATCAATGTTTTTGTAAGTCCAATCATTGCTGTAATTTGAACATACAACATCACAAACTTTTTTAAAGCCGTCGTTGATATATGAATTAATATTCATAATTGATTTTGTAGTTGGATCATTGTACATTGCTAACTCCTGTTGGAAAAAGACCTGGGGCGATATTGCCTTCGGTAATACCCATTTTAGCGCCTTCGCCGTGGTAGGGCAAGTTGATTTTACCACCGTTGCGTATATACAACTCACGCAAAAAATTGCTCATTGCACTCGGTGCACTCCAAGTGGAGCCTGGATTTACATGTTCCCATTGTACCTTGGCTTTGGCATGTATCAATCCAGAACTTTTGAAAGTTGTCTTGACAGTATCCAACACGGCTTTCATCCAGCCTGCAGGCAATGCAGTTGTTTCAGTTTTGGACAGTTTGTGCAGTTCCAACAGGCCAATGTAAACACCCTGATCAATTTCTTCTTGCAAAGGAAATGCTTCTTTGATTGCAGTCAACAATTCCAACAACACTCGACCTTTTTCATCGACCTCGATGCCTTTTTGTGAGTATTTGTAGTGGCTGAAAAAATAGTCATTGTCGCCACGCAAATTGTCGCTGGCACGTGATCCTTTGTCCTGTAGATCAATTTTGGCAGCATCAAATTGATCTTGCATGGTTTTGGCTTGCACCACTTTGCTGTCTCGACTGCCGTTTTTGTAACGCACCAGGGCATTGCGATGCAGGTCGCCAGGCGTTAGTCGTTTGACTCCAGTATCGTTTAGCATTTCAAAAGCGTATGATGCGAAGTTGGGATCTGAAGTTTCTACCACTGCACAGGGAATCTCTTTGAGCCCTAATATGCCCGCGGCAATGGTACGGTGCTGTGCATCGTACAAAAAGATTTGTATTTGGCCGACCATGCGGCAAGCCGACCCGGGGCTACAGATTCGCGGATCCCACTTCTTCATGATGTTGATAATATGCTTGTGTATCACATCACGTTGAACTTCATAGTCGATCCATAGATCCTCAATTTGGATCATGGTACTGACCGGGAATTTGTGAGTTAGAGCTCGTGCACGGGCACGCCATGCATCAAGTTCTTTTTGTGTGACGTTGTAATGTGCTTTGAGTTGTGCTTCAACTTCAGCAATAACGTCCGTGAGTTTACGTGTAAGGCGTTTGACAGCCATGAGTTTCCTTTCGTTACCCGACACAATGCGGGATCAGTTGTTTAAGTATGTATTATAACACCAAAAACGCCAGAGGTCAAGCGTTTTTTGTGACAATATTGTAAATTTCGTGCCAGTTTTTCACCTTGCGTATGTGTGGTGTAGGCGTATCAAAATTGTGCCCGTGTTCCATAATCAATGGAAATAGGCCCAACCGGCGACCAGTTTCAGCATTTTGAATCTTGTCTTCAATCCAAAAGCATCCTGTGTCTCGATAAGGTTCCAGCACTTCGTCTTTGTCTGCACCAGTGTCCAGGAACACAAACTTTTCAAATGCAGTTTGGCCAAACAATTTGCGCAAATTCATCTTTCGCAGTTGTTGGGCATTTTCGTCTCGGCTTAGACTGGTAATTGCATGAAACACATAACCATGTTCTTCGTGTAGGCGTTTGACATAGTACATGGCGTCACGCAGGGCAGGCAAGAATCCAATGGCTGCTGACTCGTTAAATATCTTGACCAATTTCTTGGCTTGATCGTCGGGTATGTTGTAGGAGGTTCCGATATTGTATTTGGACAGTTCAACTTTTTGAAAACCGTGTTGTGTCATCCAGACATCAAATGCGTATTCCCAATCCAACACCACACCGTCGCAATCGGTCAATATAACTTTATTTTTCATTTTTTATTTCGGATAGCAAAGTCTTTGATAGTATCAACATAACTTTCGAGCCTACGAGTCTTTGCTTCAAGATATTCTAATCGATTTCTCAACACCGCTATTTCTTGTGTCTGCAATTCCATAGTTTCTCGAGTCACTCGTAACTCTTTGACTTGACCCAACAGGGTTGGCGGAGGAGGAGCATTAGGATCTCGCTCACGCTTTTTTTTGTCTTTGAATGATTTTAGAAACAGCGGGTTCATCTAGTATTTATTAGTTCGACGCCGGGGTATCGACTACTTGTATTTCTTCATTGGCCATTCCTTTGGTGGCAAGTAGTGTTCTGGCTTCTTCAGCTGTTCCCACTTGTGTTTGAAATCTTGTCAAGTATTCTGGATCCAGGCTGGCCATAATTTTATAAGTGTATTCGGGATAGCCTGTTGAAAAATATTTGAACATGTCGTCAAAATCGGCAGTGGTTCCCCAACCGTTGCGAATAACTTTTTTGTTAGACATGTCCAAAATAATCTTGGCCATGGATTGATCGTTTTTCTTCAGTCGTCGTGTTATTGCTACCTGTTCGTCGTACTGAACATTGCTGCTGTCGGCCATCCAACCTTTGACTTGAGTCTTGACTCGATTGGCAGGTCGAAGAGTATAGTATGCTACCAGGTATAGTGATTCTTTTTTCATATTATCCTTTGATTGAAATTAGTTCTGTAATTGTGGCTGACAAATTGATTTCGGGATCCGCAACACTGGCATGATACACCAGTCCTTTTCGGATTATGAGAATAGCCTCATCTTGTCCTTCTTCTGTCTTGCTCCAGATATCAAGATTGTCATACATCCAACGAAACACGCTATCCATTTCTTCAGGAACGCATTGGTTGCATATTAGTTCTCTTGCTTGTTTGACTTTTCCTGCTTTGAACAAGTTGACAGCATCCAAGATATAATCTCCACCGACTCCTCCAGTTTCTCTAGGAGGGTTGAGTGCACCGCTGACACTGTTGGGTTGTAGCAATTGTAAACATTTGCGAAGATCTGGGTAAGTGGCTTTGACATAGCTGTCCAGCGTATCTAGGTCGAAGTCAATACCTTCTTCCACCAAAATAGTTGCAGCTCTAGCAGTGAACTCTGTTTGGTCTGTTTTTTCAATGCGAATCTCATGGCAACGACTTTTCAGTGGCGGTATAATTTTACTAGGATAATTACAAGTAAAAATAAATCTTACATTGCCGGAATATTCTTCCATTAGATTACGCATAGCTGGCTGTACAGATTCTTTGTTAAGATAGTCTGCTTCGTCAACCAAAACAATCTTAAACGGGCCAAACGGCATGGTTTGACAAAAACCAATCAACTTGTCAACCCATTCAATTCGACGACCTTCTTTACTACCGTTTGCAAACATTACATCTGCTTCTTCTACACCCAAGTTGTTGATTAGAATTTTGGCCAGAGTGGTTTTACCTGTACCAGATGGCCCATGAAACAGCAAGTGCGGAATGCTTTGATCTTTGATCCAATATTCTACTTGTTCTCTGATTTCGGAGTTAGTAAATACGTAACCATCAATAGTATTGGGGCGATACTTTTCTACCCAAAGTTGAGTAATTGACATGTGTGTCCTTGAAATTGTGTTACAGCTAGTGTAACACACATTGTTAAAAAATCAACGAGTTTTATGCTCACTTTGAACAGCATCACTTATGGTGTCATCAGTGGGCATCTCGTCGGTTCTCAATAAAATATCTTTTGGATCTACTTTGCGCAAGGTATAGGTACCAGAGGCATCTTCTATTTCAACACCGCGTGTCCACCTGCCGTGTGAGACCAGAATCCATTCTCCAATTACAATATCAGTTTGTTCAGGACCAACTGCATATACTCGGCCCCATCGTGGACGAATTCCAGCACTTTTTCCATCGTCGTTTAATAGAATGATACCAGTGCTGGTAAATCGCTCTTTGAAATTCATGTCTGTGACCAACACAGTATCGCCCAGTGGCTTTATTGTGTTGATTTTATGTACAATAGGTATACCCATTATTTGATTCCTGATTTTGCAATTGAGTCAGCTAGACTTCCACGCAGTGTACCACCTGCCACTGCTGGTTCTTGTGGGTCGGGATACAATTCAACTTCTGTCAATGTATCCGGAACTGTAGTTGATACTGTTGGAGTATGCAATCTGTAATAGTCATTCATGATTTCATTTCTGGTACGGATAACTTCTCCACCTGGACCAAGTTCGTCACCACGGGCATTTACTTTCATGTTACCTACTGCAATAACATCTTCGTTGGTTAGTCTCAATTGATCAATATCAACAGATTTACCCAATGCGGTTTTATATAATTTTTTCATTTGTTTCCTTTAAGAATTCGTCAATGGGCAAGTCATAATACAATGAATCAATTTTGTGTACGCCTATCAAGAACAACACATAACTGGCCACACTGGATCCTCGACCCACACCCCATACTACACCGTGTTTACGCATGGTGTCAACTAGATATTTAAGATAGCACAGCAAAGGAAATAGATTTCTTTCCTGAAATAAAAACAGTTCTTGTGCAACACGTTGTAACTCGGCTTGTACTTTGCACTGATCCAAAACCCATTGGGCTATATCCATGTTTTTGTAGTTGTCTGGCATGAACCATTGCGCTTGGCACTGTTGATCAAATTGATCAATATTCAAATCTGACTCATGGTATTGCTGCAACACCGGCATATCTGCGTACAAAGATTGAACACTTGCATTGTAAGTGTCTGGGTCTGTAACCAAAAAACTGCTCAGTTCCATAGTGGGATTTTTGTATAGCATGTTGCACAGGTCAACTGTTGTAACACACAACCGTCCAACTTGATCGTACTTCATCAACTTATATCGATAATATTTTTAAAACTGGCGTTTTTGTTAGCGTCTGCCAGTATTTGTTGCTGCCTGCGAGATATTTCCAATCTGTAATCTTCCATCAACATACCCAATTGATTTACAAGAGCACCACTGCCCAATCTCTGAGCTTGCAGTGTTTTCTTGACCAACTCGTTGTACTTGCCGGTCAATTCTTCTATAGTCAATTCAGACAGATTGGGTGCCAATGGGTGCATTATAAATCTCCTTGTTTACGATTTTCGCTATAAAACGGATCAAATGTTCCACCAGGATAGCGAGATTCCAGCTTTTTGACATTTTCCAAAATAACATCATCAGGATCAAGATTCAATGCACGACATGCATTGACCCAATACCACATGATGTCACCCAGTTCACGTTTCATATGAAAAACATTTTCTTCTGTTAACGGTTTGCCTTGAAACAGAATTTTTTTGGGTATTTCGATAAACTCACCACTTTCGGCTGCTAGTCCAAAACATGCAGTGATCAATAACGGAACATTAACATCTGGTCCGTGTGTACACACAGTCGAGTCAAAGTTGGCATCTATTTCGTCCAACCGATTCATAAATGTAGTCAAGTCGTTACTGGGTTGGCTAGTTACAGCCTCTACAAATTGTTTGTATTTGTTTAAATCAATTTTTTGTGTCATTTAATTTGGTACTCCGTGCATACCCGACAAGTATAACAGACTACTTAAGAAATGTCAAAAATTAACCATTCATCTTTTACCGAATCTTGGTCTTGGAAAAATGCGTCCCATCGGAGGTTTTGCGTTAACATTGGATTTTGGCCACAAAATGCCAGTGGTGGTTCTTTGTTGTACAAATTTGGCTATTCTATTAGGGCTTCCTTGTATGTCACGATGTGCCCAGACATACCCTGGGGCATAAGACAATGTAGTTGCAGCAATTTTGTTAGTCTCAGAAATTTTGATAAGATATTCTTTTAATTGTTTATTGGTCCAATGTGGGTTTGTTTCCATTACACATGCAGATATTCCAGCAACCTGAGGAGTTGCCATACTAGTTCCTTGTATTTTTTGAAGATAGTGACTGCTTGATCTGCGATCAGTTACAGCTGGAACCACATTGGGACTATTGTCGTAAGCACTAATTATGCTTACACCCGGGGCATAAAAATCCACTGCCGGGCCGCAGTTGCTAAAAGCTGCTTTGGAGTCCCAAGGAGTAGTATCCAACGCACCAATACAAAGACGAATGCTTGAGTCAACTGCATTACCAGGACTTAGACCGTAATTGTATTTCCATACTCCTGTCCTTAAAAATCCCGAACCAGCAAATGATACTGTAACGGTATTGTTTGAGTCTGGTCCACCATCTACATCATTTTTAAAACTACTGTTTCCAGCAGCAGCAACAAAAATAATTCCTTCTTTGATTGCATCTGCAACACTGGCGTCAATTGCTGCACTCCTTGTTCCTACTGAATAATAATCGGTATAAATTCCCCAATTATGTAGTTGCGCCGCAGTATACGGCGGAGAAAAAGTTGTTCCTCTAAAATTTACAGAACTAATATTCTGAGGCTTGATAGCTCCACCAAAAGTACCCCAACTGTTTGTACAAATTGTTGGATTTTTTCTTTTTGTTATTGGATTGATTGGTTTATTTTTATGAAAAGCTCTAACATAATCTATAACCTTGGGCTCAAAAAAAGTTATGTTATAGATATTTGATTCTCTGGCCCATCCTTGTGTAATGCCAGTAGCAGTTCCGGTACAGTGCAGTGCATGACTGTTGACTTGAAGTTTGTGCCCAAACATGCTTGTTCCGTTTCCAGAATAATCGTAGGTTCCATTTGGGCCATTGCCGACTTCGGTATTGTGTTGATACCAATTGTAAGTTATGCATCTTGATCCACCTGACCCGTCGGGATTTTTTGCAAACTCTGGATGTGCCCGGTCAACTATACCACCATCAACAACAACCACGTCAACATTTTTTCCTGTTGCGTTCAACTCTACTGTAGCTGCAATACTGGTGTTATAATAGCCAGATCCGCCGTAATCGCCCCAGGACTTTCCAGCTTTGGCTACAGCACCTGGTATATCCCAGTATCCTGGTGCAGTAGTCCACCCAGACCCAGTCCTGGTTGTCATCTTTAGTGTGTCCCATGGCAAAAAAGTAAAACCCACCGGTCTGCTATTAAAAAATGATTGTGTACTCAACGGCCCAAAAGCATTTGGGTACACGTCTCCGGCGTTCAGCGTTGGCCTCGGTCTAGAGCATCTTAACAACCCCCAGTTTAGCATAGTGTTTGATAACGTAGCACTGAGATCCCAATTGGATGATGTTTGCCTTGACACATTCAATGGCATAATTTCAATTCCGTCATCTTTGAAATTAAGTTCTACGCCTGCCACTCTTGGGTCATTTGCTATTAGATCGGCTTCTTCAGCATTTAGCATGTAATGTAAAGTTCTGCTTATTGGTCCATAGTTACAGCATTCGACCAGTCTGTCGGGTATGTAAAGATCTCCACCCGGCGTCTCCATATCATCACGAAAATTGTCAATTACTTCAAATGTAATTAAAGTAACAAAATATTCTTTTAAATTTTGATCGTTGATTTCCATTCGTCAAGCCTCGAGTTGTAATATAGTTATACTACCAGGCACTGGTACTCCTGTTCCTGGATTTATCGAAGATATATAAATGTTATTGGATGGTGGAGAATCTCCATTAAATCCAACTGTGGCTGGAGTAAATAGCACTGTTTCTGAACCGGTAGTCACTATCTCAGCAACTAGACCCGCCCCTGGCAATGGGTCAGAGGCAATATCTCTGGTGTTGTCTGCAGTTAATGCCGCGCTGGTTGCATAAATTCTAACCCAAGCGGCCCCAGAAACCACAATAGACATCAATGCATACGATTTAAAACCATCAATTGTTTGTGTTCCACCAGTAAATGGTTTATCAATTCGTGTGGCCAACCCGGCTGTGCCGGTACCCCCACCGGTTGTGCCTCCTGATCCAGAACTGTCTGCAATTTTGATAATTGTTGTAGCACTTCTAATAAAATACAATTTCTGAGTGACAAGATTTGCAAAAAGTCGACCAATGCTATCAGTACTGAGCAACGTATCGGTGGTTGATTTTACCCATACTCCGCTGGAGTCTCTTGAGTAAAAACCGCCATCGCGCACATCAACAATCCCAGACACACCGCCCGCAGAAAAGACCAAAGTCTCAAAAGTTGCCTGGCCTTGACTGTGTGCACTGTATCCGTAGTTTGATGATCCGGTGAATTTTGCAAGCAACGGGTCGCTTAAAAGATCTACAGTCAATGCCGATGCAGGGTTGTATGCAGTGTTGCCCATTTGTGTAGTTTCAAAAGTAAAGGTGTCACCATCTCTGATAATCTTGACTTTGCATCCTGTGGTACCAGCATCTGCCCATCCGCCAACTCTTGTGACAGTATCATTGCCATTGGCAATAACTTTGGCGTCAGGAAGTAAATAGTTATAGACAATTTGCCATCCTGCACTTGTTCCGCCAGTGTCTCTCAAGGCCGAAAGAGTAGACTGCTGTCCTGTACCTGGGTCTACATGCCAACCACAGATTAATCCAACGTTGTCGTTGTCTGAATCAGTTGAACTAAGTTTTACTTCTAACTCGTAACGGTCGTAAGCATCTGGACTAACAAATCCCACATAAGTACTTGTGTTCTCTGTGCATGTTATTGAACCAGTAGTTGCATTAAATGCCCAGGCCAATAGTTCTGATGGACTTGCAGGTTGTGTTGGACCAGCATGACTAAAACGTGTCCAACTATTGAAAATTGTAGCTGTATCGGCTGCTAAATCTTTTGCATCTTCAAATTCTTCATCAGTTTCAATAAACGCACCAGTTTTTACAATATAATCAAGCTTGAATTGTTTGGTACTGTTTATCCATATATAGGGAACCTGGCCTACTAAACCAGGTCGCTCGATAAAATCCATGCCAGTTGCACCAGTTGCACCGTCTTCACCAGCACTTCCTGAATAGCCAATCAGACCACGCGGACCTGTAGCACCGGTCATACCTGTGGCACCAATTGGACCTGTGGCACCCGAAACCCCGTTGGGCCCTGTGGCACCTTTGTAAGCTGCTACACCCGGTATGCCCTGACTTCCAGAGTAACCTATACTACCAGTATATCCCAAATTGCCGGTGGCACCCATGGCTACAAATTCACCAGGTATACCTTGTATCCCGGTTGCACCTTGTATTCCAGTTGCACCTGGTGTCCCAGTTGCACCAACATCACCTGGGGGACCATATGGTCCCCTTACACCCTGCGGTCCTACTATTCCTGTTGCGCCTGTTGAGCCCAGTGGACCTGACGCACCAGTCATACCAGTAGCACCAATTGTTGATGCAGGACCGGGTGCGCCCTGGGGTCCAGTTGCACCAGTTGCACCAAGATCACCTTTGTTACCAGCCCGAGTAAAAGAAATAACTATTTCTTCCAGATTATCAAATGCACTAACCCCATTGACAAAACTGCAATCCACAATAAGATAATCAATGGATTCTACTACTACACCAATGTTAAAAATTGCATAATCCAATGGGTCTAATACATTGCTGATCTTTAGTGAACCTTTGACAGTATTGGTACTATCGTCTATGGTCCTCAAATAAGTAGAACAGTCTATAGTAAATCTATCATATTTGCTGATATACAATTGAGTAGCAGCATTCAACACAATGTTGTTGAAAGACAAATTGCCCTGCCCTGGGTCTGCGTTATATACCCAGTTTCTAAAAAAATATTCAAATGCAACACCGCCGTAGCTGCCAGCTGGGCCTCGACTACCAGAAAAGCCTGGGAGACCCAATCCTGTTGCACCAGTTGCACCAAACTCGCCACCACCGCCAGCATCAGCTCCACCTAGATTGGCAAAATCAACAAACCAGTATGTTTGCCCGCCGTCGATCGATGATATCTCCACCAAGTAATCTCCAGGTGCCGGAAATACCAAACTTTTTCCATCCAGCTGTCGATTGTTTAAACCGTAAGCCAGTGATGTAGGAAAAAAAGCACGATGTTGAATATTACCAACAGAAAACCATAGTACCACTCTTCCAGCTTGCCCCGGCGGTGGAAAGCCGTCAAATTGCAAAATCACATCATTCGACATAGAGATTTTATGGAAGGTGCCGTCACCATATCCAATTCCGACTACACCAGCTGATAATCCATGGTCAAATACTGTTTCGCTGTACGACCGCAATTGTGTTCTATATAGAGTAGACCACTCCATGTCGTTTGCCAGTGCGTTATTTCCAAGTCCGGATTTAAATAGGCCTTTTTGTTGTATTTCGGTGATTTCACTTCGGGCATGCCCAAGTCCCAATTTAATATTGCCAAAATTATCTCTGAATCCTTGACTGTCATTGTTTTGGCCAGCTACAGGGAAGTTGGCATTAATTTTTGTGTTGTCGATTCTGCTAGTCATGATTTATTTAAATGCTCCTGTTTTAGGGAATTTCAAATATTTATTCCCCTCTCCGGGTCCTTGCCCGCCTACAAAATCAGACACTCGGTTAAATCTAGTTGCAGTGTCTTCAAATATAGTTGTTTCGTTGTCAAATACTGTTTCGGTGCTGCTAGTAAAATTTACCAATGTAGTGTCAAAAGTTTTGGTTAGATTGTCGTCTAGTTCGTACCTGTCAAATTCAAATCTAAAATCGTTAAAGTTGACCTTGGCCCTTCGTAATCTAAAAACAATGTTTTCGGACCCTTTGGGTATTGTGTAACACAACACAATGGCCTGTTGAAATCCAAGTGGTGGTGTATACTGCCCCGGCTTGCCTATAATAGGCTGCGGGCTAGTCATCCACCGTGGCAATATTCCCTGATTGTAATACCCAATGGACTGTTCCAATTGGTTGCGCATGTTTTGTAATCCATTGGGTGTAAAAGTATACGTGGGATTTCCGTTTACCCAATAAAAGTTTTTTATTTGAGATCTCAAATCAATTGAGTCTGGTAATCCAACTGTTTCACCCGATTCGGTAATTTTGGCAAAATTATCAATGATTGGCAAATACACAACTTCGTATTGAACTCGAAGATTTTGATCATATGCTACTGCGGTTTTTACTTCTCCAAGCAGTAGCGTTTTATTGTGGTGATTTTTTTCTAGCGCCTGGTAGTATTCATCAATGGTTTTGACTCGTAGCCCCGGTGCAAACAAAAATCTAAGTTCGTCAATTTTTCCAAACCATGGATCATTTTTTCTATACATCAACCTGTCAGGAAACAACACTCTATCGTCGAGCAAGGTTGCCAACTTTTGCCGTGTTTCAACCACAGGAAAAGATCTAATCCAAACGTTTACATAAGGTTCATCATGTACTTTATCGATATGCAATCGAAAACGCTTTTCTGTAAATGTAAATGTATCCAGGGTTTTTGCTCTTATTATAAATTCATAATCGTCGTTGACTGGTAAATTAACTGGGTCATCAACATGGCATCTAAAACCAGTCCGTCCTGCCAGAATCCCGTCTGCAAAAAAAACTAGACCCAATGGTATCTGTCCGTAATCAATTGGTTTTAGTGCATAGGTCAATTGTTTTCCGGTGTTGCATGTGGCTCTAATATCCAACTCGCTTATTGCACCGTTTGCCATAGACGGTAAGTTTTCAGCCGAGTCCCAGGTGATAAAGTCAGAATCTGACGTTGTCATAAACACATATGTCAATGCAGTATCAGCAACAACATAATTTGAATTTTCTATAAACCAGGGTTCAAGACCGGTAACTGTCAAGTATGTTATTCTCACAGTAATCGAATACTGAATAGGGCCAGTTGGGCCCCTTAACGCAACTACAAATTGATGGTCGTTGTCAGACGGTGTTGCTAACTTTGATCTTGCAAACTCATTCCAGGAATCTATAACAGGGTCAGGAAGAACTATTATTCCTGGTTTTGCAAATGTCATTGGACTAAATGGTACTATTCTTTGAGAGTGCATGACTTCTATAGAACCATTTTGGTACAGTTCGCCGCCAGGCGGTAGTTCCCCATGATCAATGCGCCAGTACATATTGATTGCACCGTCAACAACTCCTCCAGGTATTTGATACTGAAAAAAGTTTGTTATGTATCGAACATGGTATTGATCAAACAATTTGGGCAACAATAATTCTTGACTTAGTAAACAAATTTTGAATGTTTGATCTGCATAATCGCCATCCGAACTGGTAGCTCTTATTATAAAAGTAAATGTGCTAACAGGATTGTTTGAATTATAGTTTTGCTCAAATGGTATCCCTGATATTTGTCCAGTTGCTGTTGCTAATACTGCACCTGTAGGCAACGACCCAGACTGCAGGGTGTAACTTGCAGTGCCCGAAGCTATTACTTGTTTACTAAAACCTACACCGTGTTGTACAGTGCCTAGATTAGTTGTAGTAGTGATCCAAATTGGTGCAGCCATAATATATATTTATGGCATTTTAAGTCATTAAAAAACCCGCCGCAGCGGGATTGAATCGTGTGCAAATTTGTTATCGTCGCATTGTAGCAATTGCAACAGCTTCTTCGTCACTGAAAATAGGAACTGCATTGCTTTTGTGCATAGTACCGATACCTTTTACTTTGGTGCCAGTGTATACAGGACTAGCACGATGTGTTGACACGCCTACTTCACCAGTGTTGACGCTTTTGATACTGGTGCTGGTAGTTCTGCCTGGCGGCGTAGACAATTTATAATCCAAAGGCGCTGCACTCATTGCACGCCGTTGACGTTTTGTTTCAGCTTCTACATTCCACTTTTTTTGCAGAGCTTGCCATTCTGCATTTAACTCTCGAGCTTTTTGTGCTTCAGCTGCATTGCGGAATTTGACTTTACCTTTTTTCTTGCCATTGAGGCTCAGACTAGGGTGGTGCAAGTGCATGGACATGGTGTAGATTGTCTTTGTTAAAAGTACATTATACCACAAATTTGTCCGTTTGTCAAGTACTACTTGAGTTTTACCATTTAAAATAAATAACAGTATGGACTTTTTAAAATTAGTAGCAGAATTGGGTTTTCCTATAGCAGGTGCTATGGCTGCTGGATACTTTGTATTCTTAACCCTAAAATTTATTTTAGCTGGAGTAACAAGCAGTGTCAACGGCATGGGCGGAATCATCAAGGGCCTAGACAGCAGGGTTGACACCATGACAAACCAACTACAGCGTATTGATGTCAAGGTCAGTCACGCCCTGGGCCTACAACCAGACTACGATCGGATTGCTCGTGCAGATCAAGTTGATCAAAGGAAAGACTAATGAAATACGTGGACTACGATTGGGATCTTCGCAAAGATAGGATCATTCTAGACAGAGAGATCAATATCGACAGGCTAGAGTGGAATGCCGGGGATCACTTCGAAGTTAAAAACATAGATGGGCAAGTTCAGCTGGTCAAAGTAGATCCAATACTAAAATTTATCAGAGGGTACAAATAATGGAAGATTCTATTAAAAATCTACAGTGCAATCTGGCAAAAGATTTAATTGTATTAGAAACTAGCGAGATCAGCGAGCAGTACTTGCAAATGATCGAAGATACGTACGAACAAGTATATCAAATTCTTAATCAAGCACACAAGGAATAATATATGGATATTGCAGAAATGATCAACAAGTACGGATTTCCTATTGTTGCTGCTGGAGGAATGGGGTATTTCATATATTACGTGTGGACATGGGTAACTACAGAAATCAAGCCTGTTATAGGACAAGCCAATGGAACTCTCATTGCTCTTATTGATCGTATTCGTATGTTGGACAACGACCTTATAAGGTTGAATCAAAAAGTAGAAACTGTAATGGAACTACGTGGCAAGACCATTGAAAGAGAACGAGTTATTGCCGAAGAAAAGATCAATCAAGTGGTTGATGAAAAACCCATCGGCAAGCGCCAAGCAACTCAGCAGGAAATCAAAGACGCATCAGGCGACGATTAACAAAGGAATCATTGCTAGATAAGTGACTTGGTGTGCCAACTGATCTAGTCCAAACTGATTCCAAAATAGTGGTTTGGTGTTGTCTTTGCAACCAAAGTGTACCTTGGTCCAATCAATATGATAGTGTATTACACCTTCGACGAAACACAAAATTACCATAAGTGGTAACGACATGGGTATAAAAAGACTCGCAAGAAATAATACTACCAAACTTCCGACTATGTGATCCAAGGTATGACTTATACCCACTGGATCACGATAAATGCCTTTTCGAACCGTTTGTGCATAGGTCTGAATTACAAAATCAGCATAGTAATGCTTGATCTGTAACAACAGCATTATGAATAGGGCTTCGAACATTAGTTTCCTTGATATATAAACTTACTTTAGTGTAAGGTATTTTTAATGCGGTGTCAAAAGATGTTTTGCCGTTTGACCCTACATAGCATAATGTTTTTAAAGTTGTCGCCGTTGCCTACGACAAAATAAGGCCAGTAATACAACACTATCATTTGACGCATATATTCATTCATCAATTGATCAATCATTTTGAAGTAGCCCGGTAGGTACCGTCCCAATCTGCAGGAAGATCTCTAGTACGCATCTCAGCAATTCGCTCTTGCCATAGTGTATAATAGTCATCCATTTTACCGTCAAATTCGCCCTTTAATTCTTCGCAGAACAGTGCTGCACGATCCCACTGCTGTTCACGATAGTACTGCAACATTAGTTCATGATGCTCTCTTGCACTGATCCAGTCTGCTGCCACAGTGGCATCTGGATTATAGAACACTGTGAAGATATTGACACCAATGGTCTTACCTTTAACTGCAATACAATCCAATGGAATAGTAAAGTAGTTGTCACCTACACGAGCATTGGTAAACTCACTGATAATAATCAACACACCGTAGTTTTTGGTCTGTCCTTCTAGACGAGCTGTCAAGCTGACTGAGTCACCTAGTACATCATAACCAAAGCGGTCCTTACTGCCAATGTTACCAATTAGTGTAGGGCCTGTGTTAATACCTAACCCGCAACCTACTAAGGGTTTGCCTTCTTTTGTAAGTTCGATGTTAAACAGTTCAACAGCATGTAACATTTCAAGACCTGTACGAACAGCGGCCAACACGTGGTCAGGATCTTGCTCTTCTTGAATTGGAGCACCGTGAACGTGTAATGAAGCATCACCAATAAACTTGATCAAGCATCCGTTGTTGCGTAGGATAGGCTCAGCAATAGCAGTCATGTAACGGTTCATGGTGTTGGTAAATGCCACAACGTCATCACCATAGGTTTCACCTAGGCCTGTAAAGTTACGCATGTCACTCATAATGATTGACAAGTCTTTCTTCTCGCCTCCTAGTTTAATAAAGCTGGGATCCTTTTGTAGTCGTTCAACAATAACAGGATTAACATATGATCCAAACTGTTTCTTGATAGCAGACTTTTGTAAGAACTCACTTACAAACTTGACGCCATAGGCATGCAAAGCGACCAAAGTTGTGCCAACTGCAAAGGCAGTAATATCGAATAAGAATAAAAGATGGCTGTAAGCATAAATGCTGCCAGCAATGCCACCACCGACCAACACAACCACTGCGGCAAGCCCAACATAAGTCCACCTTGTTAAAAATAATAATAGTAAGCCTGCTAATAAAATAGCTATTGTTTCTAAGTCATCTGCATAGCCAGGTCGCTGTATATTTGACTTGTTTATCATAGTGCCCAGTACTGCACCTTGCAAATAATGCGGCCAAACTTCTCCACGTGCAGTTGCAATTGGGTTAGCAAGACCCGCAGCACTAAGACCTACAACAACAATTTCATTGTTGAAGCTTTTGGGAAGACCCACCAGGCTGTGTTCTTTGGGAGCGGCACGCCAGTCTATCCAAACTCTACCAATGTCGTCGGTTGTAATTTTTCCAAATTTTGGAACTCTGAGTGCTTCAACGCCAGCGTTGCCAATTTTGATTTGAAAGCTGGGATCGTTGGCAGCTACACGCAATGTCTCCAAGGCCAAGCCAGGATGTAATTTTTCGTTACTGTATATCACCAGAGGCATACGACGGACAACCCCATCAATTTCTGGAAAAGTATTTACAACGCCAACTCCTGCGGCATTGTTATTGAGTAGCCCTACACTGCTTATTATGCCTGGGTACTCTACAACTAGGCCAGCGGGATCAGTTCCTATCACGCTGACACCCGGGGCACGTGGTGTATTTTTGTCTTGTGTATGTCCCAATGCTGGTAACACCACAGGATACTGTTTTAGAATCTGTGCCAAGGCACCATCTTGCCTAAACCTGTCAGACTCCGGCATCAGTATGTTGAATACCACTAGTCCTGCATCTCTTTCATATAATGAATGTATTATGTTTGCATAAATGTCTCTAGGAAACGGAAATTGTCCATACTTGTTCAAAGATTCTTCGTCGATGTTTACAGTGTGTACCGGAACCGTTGCTGCTGGTTGACCAGTGATCAATTGATCAAAATAACGCAATCGAACAGATTCGACAAAACTGGGATCAAAGAATCGGAGCAGTATCACAATGCTCAATGTGAGCAATGCAGTCCAAGGTGATAATAATATTTTTTTCATCATCTATTTATTAAGTTTTCGAGCCCAAGAATATCTGCCTGTGATTTTCACCAGTGCCTAAAACACAGGCGATGTTATTATTAAATTGCACAATAGTCCAAGATTTAGTTTTTTCATTGGCTAGCAGTATGTAACGACTAGTTTCGTCATTGCCTGCCCAAAAAGGCTGTTCTCTATAACCGGCCCCACTCAGTGTTTCTATTACTATTTTTGGGGTATCGCAGATGACTGGTTTTTCTACGGTTACGGGCTGTGCGTGGGCCAATGCGGGTAAGAGTAGAACACCTAAAATAAATTTGTGCATAGTGTTCTCCTAATGCTGTATTTACACCGTTCGCTATTCTTAGCAATTACTTTGTATCAAGGTGTGCCCTGTGTTACACTAACCGAACAGCCAGAAAGATTTGCACAACTTTGAGATATTGAATAAATTTGGGAAACACTACCCTGTTGTAACAGTGTTATTGTACTAGGTCCTCCGGCATTTGTCAAGTTTATTGTTGCTTTTTGTGTTGCAGACCCAGTCTGTGTCACTGTTGCTCCGTTTCCATTTCCTGTCATGGTCAAATCCAAAAAGTGGTTACCTGTACCACTCTGAACAATGGTTTCGTTGGTGTTGTTGCCCGTGATACTGATAAACGCCAGCTTTTCACCGTTATTACTCTGTGTGACTCTATGTGTGCCACCGTTGCCTTGCATGGTGTAGTTTAAGAAATGTCCGCTGGCAGCACCACCATCATTGCCTTGACGGAACGTGTAAGTTCCCACATCACCAGTGATGGATACGCGAGAAACGTGTCCGCCACTTTCTTGTGCATCAACTGCACCTGTTGCAGTATTTCTAGCTTGGCTCAGTGTAACCACATTGCCGTTTCCTTGCACAGATAATTCTATTAAATTTCTACCACTCAGTGTATCGCCTTGCTTGACGTCAACTGTGTTTGAAAAACCACCAATGTGTGCATTGGTATTGGCACCGCCCAGTCCTTGTATTCTATTATAACTGCCCACTTGTTCAATGGTTACCACAGCACCAGGGCCCTGAACATTTAGGTCTATTCTGTTACCTACACTGATGGCATTGCGTCTTGCTCTAGCAACATCTAATAAGGCTTGTTGAGTTGTTGTAATGTTGCTGCTAAAACAATCGCTACAAACACTGCCTGCTTGACCCGGGTTAGCTGGAGTAGCCCCAGGTGCTTGATCCGTGCTGGTCACTCCATCGTTCAAATCATAGTAGTATGTAACTTCAGCAATCTGCATCGAATCGCAGTTCAACCCGCAACCATCGCCCGATTTGGTTGTAGGGAACAATATAAAGTAATAGACATAGGCAGTGGTATTGCCTGTTGCTATTTCAGGACTAGTCCAGAATCTTGACTCACTTAGGCTCAAACTGTCTTGTTTGATCAAAGTCCAGTTAACACCGTCGTTTGATCCGTAGAGTTTATAACTAGTAGGATCACGACCGCTAAAATCATTGGCTGTAGTGATAGTGAATTTTTGAACCACCCGACCTTGACTTAGTCTTACAGTAACACCTGCGTTCTTTTTGTCAAAGTTCAAATACTTGGTATTGGTGTTGCCGTCAAATGCCTGTGTGGCACCTTCACCTGGGGGACTGTTGTTACTGGTAGGAAATATGTTGCTGATAACAACCGGAGTGCTGTTGGTTCTAATCATTTTCCAATCAGATGGCGGAGGACCTGCTGGAGCCGCAGTCTGCCCTGCTGCCAACGGTGTTGAACTAGCATAGGTATAGTTGTTTAAATCACTAGCAGTAACGCTAGTATCCATGTTGGTAAACTGAGCACTAGCACCGTAGTTGTAACCTTGTTGAGTAGTGATTACATTACCAAAAAATCCCGAACCAATGTAGAAAATAGCACCACTACCTAAAGCTGTAATATCACCGTGATCGTGTACAATACTGTGCGGTGTGCCATTACTGTTCATTAACTTTAACCCATACTTTCCTGGATTAGTAGTACTGGCGAAGAACTGAAAATACTGTCCTGCTGTAGTTGTAACAGTTTGAAAGTTTTTGTTATAAGGAGCAATGAAATTGCTGGCGTTTAGTGTATTACCATTCCAACTGTATTGTACATCAAAAATTTGATTGATACCAAACTTGCCGTCAGTAATAGCAGCAAATGCGTTTGAGCACAACAACAATAAAGCAAAGAATAACGTTTTCATCTGAAGTTCTGATTGATGACAATCTGTCCTTGTGGTTTGCCTGCTGAAAAATTCCAGCTGCTGGTCTGCATGTCTTGGGTCACAACAACCAGTGCTTGTGTGTTCAATGGCATGATCACGCTGGCATAGTTACGGCTGTTGGGACTCAGACTTTCATACATCCAACCAACCTGTTGTGTTTCACTTTTATCTTTGAACAGTTTCTTGACATAGGGATTGTCTGTTTCGCCTACTGCTGCTACATCATTGGCTAACGAATTTTTGTTTGTCTTTGCATCAACTCCTACCTTGGTTCCGTTGGCAGCTTCGTCGTCACCTTCATTGGCACTTCGTCTTTGTCTTTGGGACCTATTACTCTCACCTTCTTGCTTGCCTGCTACATGTTGCTTTTCTTGATCTTTAGCATCGTCTTTTTCGTCTCGTTTATCTTTATTATCATCTTTCTTAGCATCACCTGTAGCTACTGCGGCAGCACGAGCAGCAGCTATTACATTTACACCGGTAGTTGTTTGAGGTGGACTAACCATTAGATTATTTCCAATGGCCATGCCATTAAGAGCGACAATGACAGCAGGACTTGGAACACCGTTTAGTGTTTCAACCAGGGTGGCTTGATAAGGTCGAGTCAATTGAACTATGCCAGAGGGTGTTTCTACATCAATGGCACCGCTACCGCAACTTAGACCTTTTAGGTTTACGTTCTGTTCTAGTTCGCAAGTGGGCATCAGCATGATCATACTGGCACCTGTTTCACTAACAGCCATGACAAAGTCTGTGCCACGAACAGCAATTGCTGCTGTGGGTGTGTTGATTTTTACATTTTTGGGATCTCGGGCAATCGCGCCCGATACATAACGCACGGTGCCAGCGGCTGCTTTGAGTCCTAACTTGCCAACACCGCTTTTGGGATCATATACAAAATCATCGATAATAAGACTACTCGACTCAGTAACAGTGACATTTGTAGCATCTTTAAAAACAATCTTAACCCGACCGTTTTTAGTTTCAACTCGATCATTGGTTTTGATTTCAGTGCCTTTGGCAATTTGAATAGTATCCTTACCGCGTTTGATAATGGCCGTGCCCGTAGATTCAGTAACACTACCGATATCTGCCCATGCTGATGTAGCCAGCAGCAGGCCCGCGATAAGAGCAGCAACTCTCATTGCTGCTCCTTAGTTCTTCTGCGTGATATTGAATGTACCGCTGTTGCTTACACTCTTGATATTGATAACGTTGTCAATTGTTCCGGTTTGGCTCATAGTTAAACTATTGCCGTTACCAGCCAAGTCAACCCAGATAGTGGATCCAGCAGCACCGGTACTACGTTGATTGATGTTGAATGTGTTAGTATCACCAACTACCTTGATAGTTTGTGTATGCTTGTCACCAATAGCATCAATACGGAATACGTTGCTGTCACCTGATACATCGATAGCACTCTTCAAGTCAGTGCCTGTACCACGGAACTGTAGGTCGTTACTGTCGCCAGTGAACTTCCAATTAATATCTGCAGCATTGGCTGCTGTTAATGTCGGAGTGCCGGTTGAAGCATTGCCGTATCCTAATGCTGCATCAACTTTGTTATTATCACCGATCTGTTGAATGGTGATGTTTACACCTTTACCACTACCTGTAGTGTCGTTCGATGCCTCTAACATAATTTCATTGCCTACGCCAATTTGACGAGTGACAACTGTTTGATCAATACCACGTAGGTATACTGGACGAGTAGTTGAACCAGCTTTATTACCAGTACCATCTTGTGTCATATTGACATTAGGATTGTCACCGCTTTGATCGATGAAGATACGGTTGGTTGTGGCAATGGCCAGGGCGGCTGTTGCATTTGGGCTAACTGTAGCCATTGTAGGTATTGTTGGTGCAGCAGGTGCTGACACAGCAGTTTGTGCAAAAGCCGGTAGTGTTGCGGCTAATACAATTGCTAATATTGTTTTTTTCATTTTGTTTGCTCCGGTATATTAACCAGTATCCTTATTTTGTTGTTTGGATCCTGTTGCCTGATCCGTCGGTAGCATTCCAACTACCCGCTTCTTTGTTTCCTCCAACAACCTTTCCGTTGCTGGACTGTACTGATGGTGTGGAAGGTGCTTGGGCGGTTCCTTCACGTGAGGTTTCCTTTTGAACCAACTCATTGGGTTTCTCCTTGAATTTCCACAAGTTTTGACGTTCACCTTTGTTGATCAATTCTATGACTGCGGTTTCAATAGCTGAACGCAGTGCATAGTTACCTGGCTCATTAAATGTCTGGCTACTGTCAAATTCAAATGCTCGTGTCGCCTGGTTGAAAAACTTCAACGCTGTAGTGCCATCGGCAGTGCTGAGCAAGTTTTTTTCCACGGTCACCGTGGTCAATACTTCCCCATTTTGCACACTTACCAGGCGTAAGCTGATAACCACAATGTCTTGGGTATAGGCAGTTTGTGCGCCAATACCCAACCAACGTGCTCCAGTACCGCCTGTCAATGTGTTACTGTTGTAGTCAATGATGCCGCCTTCTAGTATAACGCCAGCCATTTGCAATGGCGGTAGCATCTTGGCGTTAGCACCGTCATAGATCTCACGTGTCTGTTTGATCATCTGACGCTCTTTTAACAAGTTGTCAAGGCCAACACGTTCAACAACTGTGAACCATTGACGATTGCCAACTTCTTGTAGACTTTTCATCAAGTATGCTTCAGCGCCTTGTGTGACTGCGGTGCTAAACAAACTCAATGTGCTACTTGGCTTGCGCTGTCCTGTTAGGTCTTTGAATCCATATACAGCCACTGTCACTGCCGGACCAGCCGGACTAGGCACGTTAGCAAAACTTTTGTTGATGGTTTCACTAACTCGAGCTTCTTCTTTGATCTGTGCATCACCCCATGGGCGTACTGTTGAACAGCCAGCCAGTGTTGCAATTGCTAAAGTGATTAAGGATAGTTTGATTATTTTCATTTTTACTCCTTAAAAACTAAAACTGGCAATTGGAACAACTACAGTAGTTACAGTGCCTTTGGCATCTACCACTGTTAGTGTAACCTTGTCGTTAGCTTTTGCCCAAGTAACTGTGTTGCCGTCTAGAGCAAAAGTGCCTGTTGTTGGATTCACACAACCCGGGATTGCTGTGCCATCTGCAGCAGCACATCGGTTGGTAAACAAGTTGTTGCTCAATTGTGTTGCCAACTGTGCATAAATTTGACTTTGAAACAGGCCCATGAATCTATTCAATGGTGTGTTTA